GCAGCTAGAGAAGCAGCTAGAGAAGCAGCTAGAGAAGCAGCTAGAGAAGCAGCTAGAGAAGCAGCTAGAGAAGCAGCTAGAGAAGCAGCTAGAGAAGCAGCCAGAGAAGCAGCTAGAGAAGCAGCTAGAGAAGCAGCCAGAGAAGCAGCCAGCAAAAAAGCGTGAGAAAACTTGGGTATTTTGCTATGGATCAAATGGAATGGAACAATTGCGTGGTCGTGTAGATCATAAGGGTGCTTGGGAGTATCGTCCAGTTGTCCTAAAAGGGTATGCTCGTATATTCAGTGGGTATAGTGGTACATGGAATGGTGCTGTAGCATCTATATGGCCTGATCCAAAGAAAAAAGTATATGGAAGTATTGTAAAAATGACTAAAACTGAAATTAAAAAGCTCGATCAATATGAAGGTGTTGGGGCAGCTGGATGGTACTATCAAGATACTTTTACAGTTCATGACGTACATACCGGAGAAGCATATACTGCTATGGGATATGTAAAAGAAGATATGGAAATGACCGCTGTTCCATCAGTGAAATATCTACATAGTATAGAATTAAATTTAAAAGCCGCTGGATTGAAACCAAGTCAAATTGGAAAAGCTATTAAAATTTATGGTATTCCCGATACAGATCTAAAAGTAAAAGAGATTGGTAAATGGGTCTATGGCTCAGATAAGATATCCTTTGCAAATAAACGTTATGAGAAAAATTTTGCCTAGTTAGCTTGGCTTCGGTTAAAATATAATTTTAATATTCTAATTATTATATAAAATGTCTTTATTCACAGATATACATGATATAAAAAAACAGATTTATCTCTTAATTAAAGAGAAAATGAAATTAGAATCTCCAGATAGTAACGAATGGTCGCTTAAAAAAATAAATGAACTTGAAAGCATTACTAAAGATCTAATAGACTTATGTGAAGATATTGATAACAAATAAAAATTCTGACTAGAAAAATAGTAAATGTATAGAATAGTTCTGGGAATATTTTTAATTGCATTGATTGGATATTTAATCTATTTATTAATTATGTCATCTAACTCAAATAATAGTCAAGATTCTAATTCATTATCATCTAGTACTTATGACCCTGCATCAGCATCTAAAGTATTTATGATGATAAACCAATAATCTATATAGATTCGAATTATTTATGAGATTTCTCGCGATTTTTTGAAATAAATAATATTAGTTGATTCTTAAAAGAATAAAAAAATTTATTTAGTTATCTTGTGATTCAACTAAAAATTATCTTAAGGGGTATATACACAGTTTTTCTAAAAAAATTGCAAAAAGTAATAATAATTGATATAAACATTATTTTTCTATTAATATTCATTCAAATGAATATTGTAATTATTTATGGAACTCGCCCCGAATTTTTGAAATTAAAAATGTTAGTTGATGCATTAAAGAGAAAAAATTATAATTTAGTTGTTGTCCGTATCAATCAACATCCATCGTATGGGGAAGATACAGGATATTATGATAAATTATTAGAAATTCAAGATATTTCAGAGAATCGACTTTCAAATATTGGAATTAATATACTTAAAAGTCTACCAAAATATATTGAAAATGCGACACATGTTTTAGCACAAGGTGATACAGCTAGTTGTTTCTACTCGTTACTTTGCGCATATCAAATGAAGAAAGTTTGCATACATCTTGAAGCTGGAATGAGAACATATGATTTAAATAATCCATATCCAGAAGAAGGATATCGTGAAATGATATCCAGAATTACAAATATTCATTTATGTCCATCAGAAATTGAAAAGAATTTCTTAATAAATGAAAAAGTTGTATCAACATCAGATAATATTCACGTAGTTGGAAATACAATATTAGATTTAGTAAGTAGTTATAATATTGAAGATAAATTAGTACAAGATAATGTGATTATAATAACATTGCATCGTAGAGAAAACTGGGATGATTATAGAACAACAATACGTAATTTGAATATACTTGTATCAAAATATAAAAATATCAAGTTTTACTTTTTGACACATCCAAATCCATCATTAAGTAAAATTATTTCAGAAGAAAGAATGAAGACACAAAATAATGAAAACTATGATTTAACTAATCTTGAAATTATACCTTCATTATCTCATATAGAATTGATAAATTTACTTGCGAGATGCAATTGTGTAATTACAGATTCTGGAGGTATTCAAGAAGAAGCTAATTATTTAGGCAAATATCTCTATATTTTAAGAGAAGCGACAGAAAGAAGTGCCATATCAAAAGATAACTATAGATTGATAAATAATAATGATTTATTAACAATTGATTTAAACAAATCACCAAGTAAACGCGGTTATGAATATGGAGATGGTAAAACATGCGAAAAGATATTAAAAATACTTAATTAAATTTGTATATATACATATACATTTCGGATAAATATTTATCCATTGGTCCATCATAGAATTCTTCTAAATAATATTCATTCAATATGTTATAATAAGGAGCTAATTTTAGATTAATTGGTCTATAAATAGAATTTGGTAATTCACTATTTAATTTCTCAATATTATTATATCCAGTAAGAAATAAATACTTACATACTCTTTTACATTCATTTATAAATTCAATATTGTAAGATGTTTTTAGATGTTCTAAAGTATGTCTACATAATATTAAATCAATTGAATTATCAGATTGATTTTTAAGATAAGAAAGAAAATCAGTATTTATAAAATTTATTTTTTCATTTTCATATATCAATTTATGACTATTTATTAAATTTTTAACAATATCAATACCGACATAATTACATAGATCATTTTTAATCAACTTCATCCAATTCCAATCACCACATGACGTATCAACCATATTATTAATATTATTTTCATTAATAAAATTAATTAATTTTTTACTTATATTATTAGTATAATTATGACTACTACCTAAACCTGATTTTGTACCATCTGGAGATGTCCAGACATTGTTATTATATATATATAAGTAAAACAATTTTCAAGATCAGACATTATTAGAAAATAATCAAAGTATCTTTATATAAGAATTTAAATATTTTCAGATAAATATAATGCAACCAGAATTAAATATTTGGAAAAGACAAACTAGTGTTGAACATCTGCACTATTTTTTAGATAAAATTAAAAGAAATGAACCATTTGGTTTAATCAGACCAGCAGATGGTGAATATATGATATTAAAAGGTGAAACATTTACAAATACAGATAAATGGACACATTCTAATAATAGTTTGACAAACGATTTAAAGAATGCAATAATTCAAGCAACTAAGCTTAAAAATGTATATATTGGTATTCCTTGTATCGATTGTATGAATGGAAAGAAAGAGATTTATGAATATTATATGAAAACTTTTAATATTTCTGAGAATTATTTGACATATGCAAATGTTATTTGCAATAGAGGGTTTCGTATATTTGCTTCTTTCTTAATTGGTAATCAAATACCTTTTTATTATATTGGACCAGGTATATATAATAGTCAAGAGTATAAGCTAAATGTAGTAGAACGTTATACAACTGATTTGTATTTGGTTAATAAATGGGAATCAGAAAAAGAAACTTTCTATGATCAAATAAATAAATGGATAGATGATAAGATTAAAGAAAATAAAACAAAATTATTCTTATTCTCATTTGGTCCAATTAGTAAAATAGTAATTCCTATGCTTTTTGAAAAATATCCAGATTGTCAATTTGTTGATGTTGGATCAACTCTTGATATTTTTATGAAAGGAACTACAAATAGACATTATTTACAGCCACATCAATCTTGTTATAATATGATTTGTGATCATAATAATGGCCATAAAGATTCTCCAGAAATTACATGTATATTAAATGTATTTAAAAGACCACATTGTTTAATTGAACAACTTAAAGCTATTAAAAGACAAACATTAAAACCAAAACAAATATTAATATGGGTAAATTACGCAGAAGGAATAGAAGTTCCAGAAGAAGTTAAAAATGATAAAGAAGTTATTATAGTAAATTCAGCACATAATTTTGGTGTATGGGGACGGTTTGCATTAGGCCTATTAGCAAATACAAAATATGTCTGTGTATTTGATGATGATACAATACCAGGCTCTAAATGGTTTCAGAATTGCTATGATACAATAAACGAAGTTAATGGTCTTTTAGGAACTATTGGAGTTATATTTAAGCCAAATACAAATAATTATGAAACTGATTTTAGAGTTGGATGGGATAGACCAAATGACCATATTTCACGAGCTGATATTGTTGGTCATTCATGGTTCTTTAAAAAAGAATGGTTACAGTATTTATGGACATTACAACCAATTCTTGATATTGAAGAACAATTAATATGTGGAGAAGACATTGGATTTTCTTGTGCATTGCAAAAAGTTGGTATAGCTACATTTGTACCACCACATCCTCCAAATGATCTTGAAATGTTTGGTAGCTATCCAAATACTGCTTGGAAATATGGAACAGAAGAAGTAGGTATTTCTATTAATCCATTATCTAGTAAAAGATTTAATAAAGCTTACTCATATTATAAAAATCAACATGGATTTAAGATTTTACAAGAGCAGCAATAACTGCAAAAGAGCTGCAAAAGAGCTGTAAAAGAGCAAGAGCTGCAAAAGAGCTGTAAAAGAGCTCTAAAAATTATTTAAAAATATATTTGCTCTATTTTATAGATATGTTTGTGACGTATAGTAAAATTGGTGAAAATGGTAGACTTGGAAATCAGCTTTTTCAATATGCTGCTATTAAAGGGTTAGCTGCAAAATTAAATTACATTCCAATATTGCCATTTGGAGTAGAAAATAGACACTGGCATGGTCAAAAATGTTTATTGCATGATTTATTTAATTTAGATATTTCTATTAAAAATATCACGGAACCTTTAATTACAAAAATTCCTGTTTTAAAAGGATGTGATGATCCTGATATATTTAATTGTCATATGTCAGCTAATATTAATATAGATGAATTTCCAGAATCAGAATATTATTTTAAACATATTAAAAATGAAATTAAAAA